CAATTCTAAGTCCTCTCTCGTCAGTCATTTTAGCGATGTCAATCATAGACTGCTCTAATGACGTTTCGTTAAGATCTGCCTGTGTAGTTAATGTATTTTTTACATTAGGTCCTGACACAGTAGAGTGGTCAGTTGCAAATAATGCAGAACCATCTCCAGACTTGAACGTAGCAGTTGAAGGTAGACCGTTGATTAAAGGCTCAACAGCTTTTACTTGCTTAGCGTTACTCATAGATCTTGCTAAAGCTTTTGTGTATCTAGCAGAAAGTCTGTCGTAGAGATTATCTTCGATAGCTTCCTCTGTGATAGCAAATGCTAAAGCTACAGTCTCGTGAGTGTATCTAGCAGTGTAAGTTTCCTGTGCATCATCAAATGATACTCCAGCACCTTCACCTTTTACTTGTGCGTTACCGAATCCTGATAACATAACTTCCTCTTCGAAAGCTCTGTCAGAAGACTCGTTAGTATAAATCTCAGCATGCTGATTTTCATACCTTTTATATTCCAGGCCAAATAAAGCATTTAAACCTGGCTCTAGTTCTTTAACTAGTTGTGATCGTGATATTGCCATAGTTTATTCTCCTTATATACCCGTAGCTAGCGATCCAACAGTGTATTGGTGTAAATTCACCTTTACTACTAATGAACAGTTAGCTGCCGTTTGATCTTCGTTTTCAGGATCTTCAGCTACTCTAACTACTCTCAATTGTTTAGCAGTTGTTGCTGCTGTTGAGATTCCTAGTTGAATAGAAGATTTTCCTGTAGTTGTACTACCTGCTGCAGCAGTCGTTGCATAAGTTAAACCAATTTTTGATTTTCTTAGCGCTAACGTACCACCTAAAGTATCGTCCGATGCAATGATGTATTCTTGAAAAGGGTCATCATTAACAAACGCTGTGATGTCTTCACTATTTGCAGGAGTTGTAGCTGCTGGATAGAAGTTACTGAAAGTTGGTTTTGATGTAGTGGCATCTGTAAAGAGCACTCCATTTAACACACCAACCATTGCAGTACCTGCTGCTGCAGTTACAATGTATCCACCAGTAGAAGTTGATAAATCAATTTTTACCGGCTCTCCGTTGAAAATAGCGTTAGTTTCACCAGCGTCTATATCGTACTTAGATTGACCTTGAATAGAAGGCGTATTGCCCGCTCTCATAGCCGCTTTAAGTCCGAAACCACCTGTGTTTCTATTTGCCATAGTGTTGTTTCTCCTTATGTACCTGCCCTTGCGGGCCTCCAGTACGGGTTGTTAATCGATGATATTTAAAATTACTTTTTCGTACCACCGAAGGTTACACGGGATTGCCTTTCAACATTGATAGGCATCCTATTATCCTGCTCCTTCATTAGATCGTTTTCTACGGCTTCGTTTCTGTCCTCATGACGATTAGTCATGTATTCTTGACGTTGCTTCGCGATCTCGACAGGTACCTTCGCAAGAAGAAGGCCGCCAACCCCAATCACTCCCTTGTATTTGCCCTCTTCGAGGACTGGATAGTCTGATGCATTTTCGACTTCTTCGGCACGAACTAATTCATAACCTTCTCTAATTCTTCCAGTTATGTTTTTCGTATCTTGAAATCCTGTGACTTCAGCTCTTATCCATCTATACCTGAATCCATCAGGTGCAGGGGGTGCATCTAGAGATGATGGTGGAACCCACACTTTAGGTCTTTCAGATTTTGACCGTGTCTGGTTCGCACGAGAAGTGTTTTTATCTTTTTCCATGTTACGCTCCTTCCGTGTTTTTTAATTGTTTTGCGTATTCTTCGAGTGGCACACCTAATTTTTTCGCTATTGCGACCTGTGATGATGTGAGTCTCACAGTTTTGCGACCAGGCTTTACGCTTCTTTTAGCTGAAGCCACTGTCTGAACAGGGGCGGTCGATTGCTTTTCATTAGTATTACCAAATTTATGCGGAAAGTCAACTCTAATACGTTTGTCAACTTCTGCATAATACTCGTCAGAACTAGGATCATACCCTTCTTTTTCAGTAAGATCCTTATGTATCTCAAATGCAGTATAAGTCATTGCTCTGTCAGTTCCAAACCATGAGTTCTTTGCAGCCCATGCTTCAGCTCTTGGATCCGGATTAATAGGATCATCTGTTTGAGGAATGTTTACATTATTTGCTTGAGAGAGTTGTGTTACAGGCTTCTCTTCCTGTTGTTGTCTACCCTCTTTTGCAGCTTCTAGTTTTGCATTCTCAAATGCGAGTTGTGCAATTCTTTTATTGGCTGCAACTTGAGCCTCTGCATTACCAGATTCTATAGCAGCTGCTAATTCTTTTTGCGCAGCTTCTAAACCTGACGATATAGTTGTCTCAAATTTTTTAATGTAATCAGAATCTGTTTTTTTAAATTTAGATTCTAATTGTTTTTTAGATTCTTCTACACCTTTGGCATAATCTAAAGCAGCTTGTTCTCTTCTCTCTGCTTCTCTCATTTTACGAGTTAATTTCGCAATACGAGCTTGTACACCTCTACTGTAGTCTTCTAACTCACTATCTGATTTTTTTTCGTCTAACTTTGTTTCTCGTTCGTTTTCAAATGATTTATCTGTTCCTTGTTCTTGTTCATTGTTTTCTTCCGGCTGTTCAATTACAGCTTCGTCTTTTTCTTCTGCGATATCAATCGTAGCATCAGGTCCTGATGTATCGATGGGTACCGTCTTTTTTTCTTCTTCTGGCATAGTTACTCCTTCCTATGATTAAAACTCATGCAAGATGTCCTCTGGACTATCAATTGTTGCTAACACTTCATCGTCGTTTAGCAGACGCATTTCCCCACCATCTATTTTGATTCGGCTACCTGCATATCTTGCAAACATAACCCAATCTTTCTCCTTGCACCATGGACCCTCAGGATACCTCTCTTTATCCTTATAACATTGCGGACCCATAGCCATAACTAATCCTACTTGTGAAGCAACTTGTTGTCTCTCCAGTGTAGTTTCAGCTAATACTAATCCACCTTTAGTCGTCTCTTTCATTTTAAAAGGTAAAACTAAAAGTCTCCAACCTGTCGGTTTTGGTAATTTTGGTTCTTCTTTTTTTGATGGTTTTACACCAACAAGTTTATTGTTTGGTGTTAATATCGATGACTGTTCCTTTTCCATTTTGCTCCTTATCTTCTAGCAGGTTAGAGAGTTCCTGTTTTGTGGCTTCTAAGCCGTTGATTTGTCCTATTATATACTTGTAATTTTCCATGCTGTCAACACTTCCTGATGTGACAGTCATAGATAGCGCTTGTAGTCTAGTGTTTATAAACTTAAGCAGTCGATTTATTACGTTTTCTAATTGCATCTTTTCCTTTCTTAGCAATTGATGCAACCTGGCTTTTACCCATAACTTTAGCTCGTTGTTCCATCACTGTTAATATTTGTATTTTACGTGCAAAAGGTTTGTTTACACGTTTTACTTTTGCAACAGTTGCTCTTGCATCTGCCGGGGTTGCAAATTTTATACGGACGGTATCTCTAGGATTTTCGTCCGTATAAAGTCTACGTCCAGACCCCTTTGGCTTTTTACCTGTGCCTTTTTTCGGGTCTGCCATTACGCCTTCTTTTTTTTCATCTTAGCTTTTTTCTTTTTAGCCATGACAAACTTTTTTAACTGTGGTGGTATAGAACCTTTTTTCATTCCAGGTCTTTTCATCATCATACCGCCACCCATTTTTGCTTTTCTCATATTAACACTTCCATCTTCTGCGAGCCTGTCTTAGTCTTGAGTTAGGATCTTTAGCGGCTTTAGGAAACTTTTTCATCTGTCCTGCACTACGAGCACAGAATGATTTACGTCTTTTAGCAGCTTTAGATCCTGGTTTGACTTTGCCAGTGACCGCTGTTTTTAGTTTTGAGCCGGGGTTTTTTCTTCGATATGCAGCAACTCCAGCTCTTGTCATTCCTGCACCTTTTTCCGTTGGACGGAAATTCTTTTTATTTCGAGCAGGCATTTTATCTTGCCTTCTCATTATCTCATTCCCATTCTCTTGCCCATAAAACCGCCATACATTGCTTGTTTTCTTTTAGCAAAAGTTTTAACATTTGTTGGTTTACCACCTACACCTTGTGCTACAGCTCTTTTTCTTTTAACAGCTGAACGTCTTTGTCCTTCTGACATAGATCTTGCTTTAGCAAGTGGGACGCATTTTGGATATTTACGTTTTGCATCTTTCTTTTGTTTTGATCTTCCACACTTTGAGAAAGAACCATCTTTCT